AGTCTCGTTGGCATCCGGAAGATAGTTCGAAACGAAGACATTGAAACCATAGATGTTCTTCTTGAACTCCATGTTTTGCATAATGCCCTCGGCAATGGGACCATCCAGATTGTGGTTATTCGAAACGTTCACGATGTTGGTGAGAGTTTCGATTTCGTAACCCACAGTGGGGTCAACGATGGCCACGAGGTTCTGAATCGGAACGTTTGCCTTCTGGAGAGCAAACTTCGCCTTCGCGAAATCCTCCAGCGCAATCGTCTCGCTCGTACCCGAGCCGACAAACCGATGTCGCGCACTGTTGATCGTGTTGGGATCACTTGCCGTTTGAGACAGACCGAGATTGAAAACGTCGGTTTCGACCTTTTCCATGATGGCACGAGCCTGCTTCGGAACAAACTGGGAAACCAGTTCGTCCATATAGAAGCCGTCCTGCTTAGCCTTCTCGGTAATGTAGGTGCCCGCCTGCACGTACTCCGTGATCGAGAACTGGAATTCACCAGTATCGAGCGCGTCGTACACAACCGGGGCGTCCTCGCTGTAGTCGCGAACCGTGGCTTGACCGATAGACGGAATCGTAAAAGTGTCTCCGTCGGGGAATTCAGTCAACCACCGAACGTAACTACGTGCAAAAAGCTCGTCTTGAAGAACGTCTTTAAGCTGCGAGGACCAAAGCTCACTTCGAGTGAGGTGAGTAATATTGGACGTAGTATGTCCAGCCATTTTAAAGGCCCTCTTTTGTGTAGTTAGTTAGATTTAAACGTCGTAAAATTCGTCACCCAACTCTGCTCTGGAGCGCATCATCGCATTTTGAACTCGTGGCGAGTAGAACTCGTACTTATTCATCTCACGACGTAACTTGTCCCAATGAGACTTGGGTTGAATGTCACCACGTCCACGAACATTTCCTGCTTGCAAGCTTTCCGTGTTTACACTTGTACGGCTTGCGCCCGCTTGGCTTGGCGAGATTCCACTTGTGGAATTGCTCCCGCTTTGAACCAATCGTAGAAATGCTGTGGGCGAGGTTTGGGCCTGTTGTCTCAGGTAGTCCACACTCACTCCAAGATCGTTGGCTGCACTCTTGACAGCTTCCTTGGCCTTGTCGAGACTGCCCCCCATCGCTTCCACGAGCTTATCGTTTGCGTGTTGCTCATTTTGCGACGCGGAACGCTCTCGCTCCCGGCGGGTGACTTCGCTCGTTACCTGATCGGCAATGAGCTTTTGAACGCTCGCTTCATCTAGTGCGGTATCTTGTCCGGTGGTGTTCCGGTGATCCCCGTTGTCCTTTTGTCTAGAAGCTTCGATGCGGGTTACCAAGTCCTCTACCGAGGATGCTTTCTCAAGTTCACTTCGCATGTCCGCGTTTTCCGCCTTTAGTTGATCGACGAAAGTTTGGGAATGCTCGTAACCCTTTACGAAATCATCCATAGTTTTGAACTTCTTTCCCTCTCCAACCCATTGTTCCAGTACTTCCGGAATAGTGTCGTTTCCGTTAGTAGTGGTGGTTGGGGTATCCTGCGGGTTATCGCTGTCCCTAGTGACACTCGCGTTTGTATTTTCCGGGTCGTTCGGATTATCGCTTTCTTTATTGAAAATGCTATCGGTCATAGCTGCTTTTAACTCTCTTCGTGGTCTTTGTTTACTTCAGGTAGAAATGCGCGAACCTTGTCTAGTCCGGCCTTGTAACCATTGCGCCAAGCTTGTTTGTGTGACCAAGCGGCGTCTTGAAAATCTTCTTCCGAGTTTTCGCTGCGCTCCAAATTATTTTTTTGCGCTTTGATATAACTACGTATCACGTCGAATAGATCATTGGTCCCTATCAATCTTCGCGTGAAGTTAATCTTGTCCTCGCTGTTCTTGTTGTCTATTCCGTACAATCGAAACCAGTCCGTGGAAGGACGGAGTTTCTTGTAAACGTCGTCTTGTGGCATTACGACTGCTCGTTTTTGTCAGTCGACGGGGGAACATCTCCGAGGAAAGCTTCTCCAGCAGCCTGACCTTTCTGCAATTCGGATTGAACTGTTTGTTGTAGTTGTGCTGTTTCCGCTTGTTCGATTACGCGAATGTTTGGTTGTGAGATATCGTATTCACGCACTTCCATAACCTCTTCGATAATCTTGGCAATGGATTTTCCGGAGATGTGTACCGACACGGCGGGATCGTTCATGATCCCGGATTGATACATGTTCACAATACTCTGTGCCAAAGAAGCGTTTTCCGCGAAATGTCGCGCCCCGATAGGACGGAGCTTTCCCGCAGCCTTGATATCGTCAGGTTCGATGTCGAGAAATGTTTCGATTCCAAACGTTGTGTCTACTTGCCGAACCGATATTCCCGTTGCGAGATGCCGTCTCGCGGATTCCAACATCTTGTTCAGAAGGGGTTCTACAAAGATTGCCTCGAACTGTTTTGTCTTGTTTTCGAATACGCGTGAAGCGGCATTCTGCAAAGTTGAAACTTCGAAAGCTGTCTTCTCTCCGGGAGTTCGGATACCCATGGCTTGTCGGGGTGCTCCCGCAAGTTGTTCCATCAAATATTCGTAACGCGCGATTTGAGTATCTGCGTTCATTGCTTCTGCTTTCGGAGACAAGAGTTCTACACTTGCATCTCCCTCCATAAAGATTTGTTCAAGCGGACCCCATTCGAACGCGTCTACCTCACCTTTGATCCCCAAAGGGGGGTACGCAATTAGATCGAAGACATCGGCTTTGATGTTTTCGAGATGGTCAATTCGATACTGCATCCCGACGAGGTTGTCAAGGGGACCCATCGCCATAAGATTATCAGGGCGTTGACGCCACCCGACATGTTGCTTGTTTGTAGTACCGAACCAAGATTGGCTTTCTCCCATCCACAGAACCTTCGACCTGTCCACGACGACAATGATCTGATTTTCGTGTAAGGTACCGGACTCCGCGTCATAAAGATCGCCTTCGAAACGTAGAATTTCCACATATCCGGAACGATAGTAACTTTGAATGGTGTTGAACCCATCGACGGAGAACCCCGCAGCTTCGTCTACTAAACCCTCGGGAAAAGCCGACAAACCTTGTCTGACTTCTTTCACGTACGAGATTATGGCTTTGATTTCGTCCTGTTCACTTTGAGACGTAGCCAAGTTAGACATATCGCGATTGAGTTGCCCAAGCGTTTTGATTTGACGTACAATATTGGGCGAATCCTCGAAGTGGCTCGCCGTGATATCAAAAACAATATCCATAGGAGAGATGCGAACAACACGAGGCCCCACGTAGCCGTTGACGCTAACGCCCCCTTGTAGAGTAACTTCATTGGCTTCAAAGACTACCTCCGCAAAGGCATTGCCGTAGTCAATGTAGTCAAGAACCAGTTGGGACATTACGTCACGAAAATCGGAATCGTCGATCTTCGTTTGCATGTATGCTTCGATGGCTTCGCGTTTACTCTTGGCTTCCTCGTCTCGTTCCGAAGCCAGCCATTTAAACCATTGTCTACGTGGAAATAGATGCGCCATGTAATTAGCGTGAAGATTATCCCGTATCTGTGCCAGCTTGGGGATAGTCGTTTTATTTTTCCAAGGCAGTGAAGCATTCGTTGTCTTGGTTGTATCCGTGGCAAAGATGTATTCGCGAATTTCACGCTTCTCGTCTTCCCACCGCCTGCGAGAAATCTTCCACTCCGTCCACGTATCTGCAATTTGACGCGCGACGTTATCGCGATCAAGCAGGTCTTGTACTTCTTGAACTTTCTGTTTCTTGGAAGTAGTCATATAGAGATATCTTGGTTAGGCCACTCCGCCGAATCTTGAATGATAGACTCCGGAATCGACGTTGCGTTGCTGTTGTTTGCTGCGACCGGCGAAGCTGTACTTATTGGCGTCTCTTGGGGGAATCGCAATTTGTACTGCTGCTGCCAAAGCATCCTTGATATCGTCGTGGGGTGGATTGGACAAGGATAACTCCTGTTCCAAATGCGAAGTGTTACCGCCACGGTAATGCCACATTTGAAGATTTTCGTATCGCGGTTCCAAAACCGACGCAATGCGTTCTTCCTTGGTCCCTTCGTGACGAGTAGGGTAATACTTGTCTATCGATAGTACCAAACCCTCTGGCTTTATGTATTGATTTTTAAGTTCTTCGACAACTGTCGATTGCGCTCCTGTCGTCTCCGCACGTAGTTTTCGGATGTCCCACTTAAGGTGCATCCGACGGATATGATTGAAGTATTCTGAAATTTTTTCTGTTTGGAACCTATCGATATCCAGAACGAACACATTAGACGAAGCGTCAATCCCGATGACAACGATAACAGTGAAATCCGATTTCTTTTTAATAGTGTATGCCAAGTCGATTGAGGCATATACATTTAGAACGCTTCCCTTGTAATACCACTTGCCGTTATTTCGAATGAGATGTTTCGGCTCGTAGTATTGGAACCTGGATTCATCGATCCTCTGATTCTCAGGATCGTTCGGATTATTGTAGTACTGTGCGTAGAACTGCATTCGGTCCAAGTACTGCCCTCGCTTTGCAGCCAGAGTGTTTCTATTGAATCCGAACCACTTCCCGTCTTCCCTCTGTTGTCGCGGCCACACGAATTCTCCAGTCCCGTCTCCTATATTTTCGACTTGTCTTTGGAAGACTTCG